TTTAGATGAATGTAATTGGATAAATAATAAAACAGTCTGTATAAACATATTAAAAACGTTTTTACAGGTCTAATGAGTAGGAAGGGTGTTTATTTATGAGAGTAGTGAAAATAGAATATCTTAATGAAATAGATGACGCTGGATGTATTGAAGTTGATAAAAATCATAATTTTGCTGTGAGTCAAAACGGTAAGTCATTAGTATTTATAAAGAATTCACTTTTAGAAAATTATTATATTCCACAATCGGGCGATGGTAGAGGTTCAGACATACAAACAGTTGGTGGTGATTCTAAGGGATTTACGGAACTGGATGATATCTATTATTTCGCTCGCAAGCTTTACCGGGCCTTGAAATATCCTCTATCAAGAATAAATGCAGCACAGGAAAACCAGCAACAGGATAATATTTTTGGTGGCAGTAAAGCCGGTGAAATAGCACGTGATGAAATGAAATGGGCTACCTTCCTTGAAAGACAGCAGGCCAGAATATGTAATGAATTTGAGGAGTTATTTCTATTACATCTTGAATTTAAGAAGATTAAGAAACAGTATGAATTAAACCGTAATAAGATTAAAATATTCATGAATCCGCCATCACATTATAAGGACCAGATGGAGCAGGCGTTCTTGGAGCAAAAGTTTAGCAATTATAACAACTTATCAGGGGATGAAACCTTCTCCAAAACATTCTTAATGAGTAAGTATCTGCAGTTGACTGATGATGAAATAAAGCAAAATGCCGAAGGATTTAAGAAAGATAAGGAAATGTTTCCAGAAAGTGACGGAGACGGTTATTAGTTAAATATCAATCAGTAAAAATATAGCAGGATAAAGGGTAATAGGTAAGTTTCTATTACCCTTTTGTTTTTTATAAATACAAGTAATAACTATGTAATGTGGAGGTAGTGATAATGGATAGTGAAAAAATCGAGACGGCAATAAATGCATTTGAGGAAGATGATTTTGTGACCTCAAAGGAAACAATTAAGGATGAATTTATCAAAACAAGGGATGCATTTTTGAAGGATAAACTTGAATTAAAGAATGATATCAATCCGATTGTACCGGATGATGATTAATAAAACGAGGTACAGAATATGAATACTAAACGTAAGCTAATTACCGAAGTATCACACAATATTAAAATAGATAAAAGTGGTAATGATTTGTCTATTGTAGGCATCTTTAGTTCAGCAGAGCTAATGAATATTAATGGCAGAAAGTATCCGAAAACTATATTGGAACGTGAGATTAAAAAGGTTAACGAAAAGGTTAATAATAGAAGTTTATGGGGTGAACTCGGTCACCCGGTTTCGCCGGATATCAATCCAGATAAAATAGCAATATTGGTAGAAAGCCTTGGATGGGATGGTAATAATGTTGTTGGTAAGGCAAAAGTACTTCCAACGCCAATGGGTAACATAGCACGGACTCTTATTGAAAATGGAGCATTGGGAATATCCAGTCGTGGTCTTGGTACAGTATCTGAGAAGGACAACAATGTAAATGAAGATTTTAATCTGATTACGTGGGACTTAGTTACAGACCCCAGTAACCATCCATCATGGGTCAAAGGTATCTATGAAGGACATACATTTGAAGTGCCAGATATTAATAAGCAAATGGAGTTAGAGGAAGCCAAAAAGCAGTACACCAAACGGATTTGGCAAGTTCTTGATGATATTGAGAAAAAGTTATAAATATAAGTAATATAAGTAATATACAATAGGAGGATAAAGCTATGTTCGAGGAAATTTTGAAAATTTTAGGGACTGAGAAACTTGATGAAGCGCAGCAAGTTGAAATCAAAGAAAAGATTGAAAACATTGTTGATGTTAAATCCCGTGAACGTGCGGATTCCATACTTAAAGAGGAAGGAGATAAACTCACTGTTGAATACGAAGGAAAATTTGAAGATTATAAGAAAGATATTACATCTAAATTCTCAAATTTTGTTGATTCCGTAATCGATGAAGAACTTTTAATTCCTGAAAGAGTAATGGAATATGCAAGAAAGGGCGAACTTTATGACGAACTGATTGAGCAATTCAAGGTTAAATTAGCACTTGATGAAAACGTACTTGATAACGAAATAAAGGACTTACTTGGTGAAGCTAAGGACGAGATTACAAGTTTGAGAGAAAACGTGAACAGTCTTACAAGCAGCAATCTTACATTAGGGGAAGACGCTAAAGCAATGGCGGCTAATCTTTATTTGAGACAGAAATGTGATGGTCTTAAAGAATCCGATAAGACTAAGGTACTTGGTATATTAGGCGATATCACAAACAAGGTAGAAATTGATAAAAAATATGACATCGTTCTTGAAAGTATTCTTGGCGAACAGGAAGAAGATAAAGACGAAAAGTTTGAATATGTATGTCCTGAGTGTGGCGAAGAAGTAACAAAGGATAAAGAAGGCGAATACGAATGTCCTAAATGTGGTACTGCAATGAAAATAAAGAAAGCAGATGATAAAGGCAAAGGCAATGCAGATGCCGATGATGCCGATGACAAAGATGACAAGAAGGACGAAGGAGTTGATCCATTTGCAGATTCAATAAAGCGATGGAAACAAATCCTTAATGAGAACAAGATTTAATACGAAATAATAGGAATTAACAGGAGGAAAATTTAAAATGAAGAATAAATTAACGGACCTTGTAACAAAATGGGAAGCAATTTTGTCAGAAGGTAATAAAATTAAACGAACAAAGGTGCAGAAATCCACGGCACTGATGTTGGAAAATCAGAACAGCTATTTGGAGGAAGCAGTAGCTACGCAGGGGTCTCTTAGAGGTTCCGGATATAGTGATTCTGGTTACTTCCAGCAGTTAGCTATTCCTATGGTCAGGAGAACATTCCCTGAACTTATCGCGCATGATGTTGTTGGTGTACAGCCATTGACAGGACCTGTTGGTCTGGCATTTGCTCTTAGGTATAAAGCAAGTGGTGAATATGACAGTGTATCAAATCAGGAACTTGGTTACAATCACATAGATACTTCATATTCAGGAAGTAATTTTGAAGGTATGGTAACCTCAGCCGGTGAAGGACTTGGTTCAGATAGTTCGGGTAATGTTGGACTTGGAATTGGCTCAGGAGCACAGATCAAAGAAGTAAACATGACTGTAGAGAAAGCGCAGGTTGAAGCTGTAACCAGAAAGTTGAGAAGTAGATGGTCAGTTGAAGTAGCACAGGACCTTAAAGCAATGCATGGTCTTGATCTTGAAGAAGAAATGCTTGATATTTTGGCCTATGAAATAACAGCTGAAATTGATAGGGAAATCATAGACACGATTAATACCGTAGCAACAACAGGTACAGGATCGTCAAGTGGTTGGGATTTCTCAACAAGTGCATCAGCAGACGGTAGATGGGAGACTGAAAAATATAGAACCCTGTATAACAAGATTATCAGGAAAGCAAATCAGATTGCTGTAAATACTCGTAGGGGTTCAGGTAACTTTGTTATCGCTTCTCCTTATGTATGTGCCGCACTTGAGTGCCTAAGTTCTTTCGTTATTCAGCCAGTAGCAGGAGACATTAATACATCCGTAACAGGTGTATCAAAGGTAGGTTCACTTGATGGTAGACTAGCGGTATATAGAGACACATTCACATCTCATAGTGAGGGTGATTATTGTACCGTAGGTTATAAGGGACCATCCGAATATGATGCAGGAATTATTTACCTCCCATATATACAACTTATGGTAGCAAAGGGAACCTTCGAAAACTCACTGCAACCAACGGTTGGTTTGATGAGTCGTTATGCAATTCATTCAAACATTTTCGGCGCAAAAGAATACTACCAGTACATATTGGTAGAGAATTTGCCTGATTAATCGGTAGATAACATATAATGAAAGCCCTGTATAGAGAAATTTATACAGGGTTTTTTATTGTTATTTTCTTCGTTTTTGTACATTAACATGAGTCTGTTTTATATAAATATTAATATCAAATATTAAAGGAATTACATATGAATGGTATACGACTTACATATAAACATGTAAAAAATTACATTGAAAAAACTAATAAAGATAAAGTATTAAGTAATGAATACATCAAAGCAAAAGATAAATTAAAAATACAATGTTTAATATGTGGTCATATATATTATATGAATTTTAATAATTATAAGAATAACCACCGATGTCCAAAATGCGCAATTGAACATAAACGTAATAAAAAAAGATATAAATTTAATGATGTTAAAAAATTCATAAATCAAAATGGATTTACGTTAATACCAATAAAATATTTAGATTCTAATCAACAATTAACTATTAAATGTAATATCTGTAATAATAATTTTAAACGAACATTTACGCATTTTAAATACAACACCACATGTCCATACTGCACAAGAACATTACGTACTAAAAAACAAACATATACTTATGAATATATAAAGGAACAAATTGAAATGGAAGGATATAAATTATTAAGTAATGAATATAAACATAGTAGAATTAAATTAACATTACAATGTACTAAAGGTCATATATTTAAGATAAGATTTAATAATTTTCAACAAGGCCAGCGATGCATTAAATGTTCACATTTGAATAATAGATCAAGACAAGAACAAGAGGTTGTCGATATTATTAAAGAATTTTATAAAGATACAATTAATATTAGCAATAGAACGATAGTATTTAATAAATTAACCAACAGATGGTTAGAATTAGATATTTATATACCAAATAAAAAAATAGCTATAGAATATAATAGTTGGTATCATAAAACTAATGAATATCGTATGTATAAAGATGAATTAAAAAAGGATATTTGTAAAGAAAAAGGAATACTATTATATGTAATTTGGCATGATGATTGGATAAAAAACAAACAGAACATAATAAATGAACTAAAAAATATAATACAGTAACATCTATCATGTACCTATTATTGTTTACATGTAAGGTTTATTATGATATATTAAGTTTAATGTGTAAATACTAAATAACATCGGAGAAGACTTCCTAAAGGTTATTATATGTTAATAAAACGAGCTGATAATGGTGAATTAGATAAACTAACAAAAGGAAGCAATAAATATATATGGTTTACATGTGATGTATGCGGTATGGGCGTTAAACAAATATACAAAACTTATATAAAACAGATTGATGGTGACTTTTGCAGAAGTTGTCGTAATAAACATTCCGGTAATAAAATTAAACATATACATTCTGTAAATGCAAAGAAACGATGGTCCGATAACATATACAAAGAAAAAATGAGTAAATTATTATCAAAAGGATGCAAACGTGGATGGTCAAAAAATTACACGGAAAGGGTAAAGAAACAATACAGGACACCATATAAAAAAGTAAAAGAATTAATAGAATACAATGGATATAAACTATTAACAACAGAAGATGATTATATAAATGGCGTCCATACATTATCAGTTGAATGTAATAATAAACATATATTCAGTACAACATATGGTAAATTTAATAGTGGTGTACGATGTAAACAATGTCAAAAAGCAGATTTTGATTATATTAAAACGGAATTTGAAAAGGAAGGATATGAAGTATTAAGCACAAAATATAATAATAACAGGGAATTAATAAAATATAAATGTCCAAAGGGTCATATTCACAAAATATCATGGATAAACTGGCAATTAGGACATCGATGTAAATACTGCGCATCCGGTTTTTCTAAAGCAGAATTAGAAATATTTAATTTTGTTAAAACATTAAACCCATCTGCTATATTTTGTGATAGAATATTGAT